CGACAACTAGAACAGCATCAGGTATGTCAATGCTTATGGGTGCTGCAGCATTAAGTATTAAAACAGTAATTAAAAATATTGATGACTATTTACTAAAGCCCCTAGGACAATCATTGTTTCATTGGAACATGCAGTTTAATGATGACTCTCCGTATATTATAGGTGATCTAGAGATTAAAGCTCAAGGCACTTCTTCTTTGATGCAGAAAGAAGTAAGATCTCAAAGACTAATGACATTTATGCAAACTGCAGCTAATCCTGCACTTGCACCATTTGTTAGATGGCATACATGTTTAACTGAAATAGCTAAGTCTTTAGATATTGATCCAGATCAATTAATTAATGATCCAGAAAAAGCTGCGATCTATGCACAAATAATGGGAATGGCAAATGGAAATAATCAAAACAATCCTGCCGCTACTGGAGGACAAGCAGAAATGGGACAGGTTAGCCCAGTATCTCCAGGAGCTTCGCCAACAGATCCAACAGGAGCTGGAGGTGGCAACATCGGAACAGGCAATGTACCGATGCCAGGGGAAGCTGGCTTTAGTGCGGCAAATACTCAACCTGGAAGAGGCGAACAGACGGAATAAAATAGATGGCAAAAACATTTAATCCAAATAGAACAGGTGGTGGAACTTTCTCTATGGTTAGAGATGCACAAGGTAATTATACTTTAAAAGAAACTGGTTTTGATAAAATTAGTTCTTTAAATTTACCAGACTTAGGTGCTGTAGCCGCAACAACTACAGCTGCAAAAACAAATACAGCAGCTGATACTACTGGTACTACAGCAGCACAACAAACTGCAGCAGCATTTCAGTTACCTAAACAAGAAAATAAAGATGATCCATTTACTACAGAAAAAATGTTAAAGAGTGCTACAGATGTTAGTAAAGGATTAGAAACAGTATCTGATACACAAAAAACAGAAAGTCAACTAGGTACTAGTAGAGTTAATCCTTTTAAAGATATTGATACAGGAGTTAATCAATTTACAGGAACTGGTATTAAAGCACCTGATGAAATATTTAGAGATGAAAGTAATTTATCTGGATATGGTACACAAACAGATACGTTAAGATTAAAAGATCCAGATTTAAAAGTAACATCTGCTAATGTTCAAAGTGGTAAAGTAAAACCTCCTGGTTTTGATTTTTCTTTTTTAAAAGGTAAAAATTTTAAAGGAGAAACAGAAAAAGATGCTATGTCTAAACAAACATCAGAAGTTGCACAAGCTGGCATAGGCATGCCAACAGATATTGAAAAAAGACAGCAACGTCAATTAGGAATGACAGATGAAGAAAGAAGACAGCAATATCAATTAAGTTCATTAGGTATAACAGCAGATCCAGAAAAAACTAGTGTACCCTTTGGAACAAGTGTAGATAATATTCAAGGATTTACAGATAAAAAAGATTTTATATCTGTTCCTGCTAAAAAAACTTTTGCAGAATCTGTTAAAACAGCACTAACAGGATTTGCAACTCCAACAATGGCATTGTTAAAAGAAATAGGTAAACCTGTTGGGTCAACTACAAAAGAAGTAGCATTTAATAAAAATAAATTTAACATAGTTACTTCTTCAGGAGCAATGCAAGGTAGAATAGTTGGAAATGATGGTTCATATGATCCAGCAAATAATTTATTTCATGGCATGAATAGAACATCTAAATTTGGTAATTTAAGAAAAGCTGGTCAAAAAAGAATTGATAGAATTGAAAAAACTATAGCAAAGAAAAAAGCTAAAGGTCAAGATACAAGTGTTTTAGAAAAACGAGCAAATGATTTTAGAGGAGAATTAAATACTTATAATAAAGAAATAAAACAAACACCAGTAACAGGTACAACTGCACCAGGACAAAGTGGTGGTACTGAAAATAAATCTAATAATAAAAGTATAGTTTGTACAGCTATGTATCAAACTACAGGATTACAAGACTGGGCTAAAGCAATGAAAATATGGTACATATACCAAAAAAAATATTTAACTATACAACACCAAGAAGGCTATCATAAATTATTTAAACCTTTTGTAAAAGCTATGCATAAAAGTAATATTGTAAAAACAATAGGTGCACATTTTGCAAAACACAGAACACAACATTTAAAACATATAATGTTTAATAGTAAACCTTCATTACTAGGTAAAATTTATAATAAAATATTAGAACCAATTTGTTACTGGGCAGGTAAAAAATAATGGCTATACAAGATATGAAAGGTACTGTAACCACAACAGGTAAAATGGATCAAGCACCTAAAACTCCAAGTGCTCCTAATTTATCAGGAATGAATACATTATTTAATAGAAAACAACCTGCTCCTGTTTCTGCTCCTATAAAAGATAAACCACCAGTACAACAAGCAGAAGTTGCACAAGTACCAACAAATGATTTAATAGCTAAAGTACAAAATTTGCCAGATGAAGATAAAGCTGTATTATCAGCAGTTCTATCTCCATCTGTTAGTAATGTTCTTATTCAATTAGCACCAGAATTAGCTCCTATTGTAGAAGCTGCTGGTCCTAAAGAAGAAAATGTTATTATTCCTGTATCTATGTTTACAAATTTTGCAACCAAAAGATACAGTGGGGATGAGACACAAGCAGTACAAAGTTTAATTACTGATATGTCTGGAACCCAGATGGAGCAATCAACTGTGCCACCTGATACACAAATGGCAGAAACTCCAGAATCTGGTATTGAGCAAGAGCTTAATGCTATAGATACTGAAGGAGAAGTTGTTTAGTATCAGCCCACAAATTATGGAATAGAGCTACCCTTACCCATAAGGCACTCAACCAATAGGTAAAAATAATGGAAGAAGAAAACAAAGTTTCTGAAGAAACTAAAGTTAAAGTACAAGAAGCAAATCCTTACAGTAAAGTTAGAGATACTGACGATGCTGAAACTGAGGCATTTGCTAAAGGTGAATTAACAAAGTTTCATAGGGAACAAAGAGAAAAGGAAGCAGAAGCAGCAACCGAACAGAAGGACCCCGATGCATCTGAAGAGACTGCAGAAAAATCAGAACTGAAGGCTACTCCTATCGCTGAACGCCCTGCAAAAGCTGAAGATCGTGTCTTTAAAAAGCGTTATGACGATTTAAAAAGACACTATGATTCTACAATTAATAAACACAAGGAAGAACTCTCTTCTTTGCGTAAACAATTAGAATCTGGCAATACACAATTTGTAGCTCCTAAATCTAAAGAAGAATTAGAAGCATGGAGAAAAGAGTACCCAGATGTTTATGAAATGGTTGAAACCATTGCAATGAACAAAGCTACTACTCGAACTGCAGAAATTGAAGATAAATTTAAAAACCTTCAAGTTCAGCAAGAACAAATTGCAAAAGAAAAAGCTGAAGTAGAACTTTTAAAAGTTCATCCTGATTTTAATGATCTTCGTAATAATGAAGATTTTCATTCTTGGGCTGAACAACAAGATCCTACTATTCAAAATTGGCTGTATGAAAATACATCTAATTCTAAATTAGCTTCTAGAGCTATTGATCTATATAAAATGGATCGTGGTTTAAGTAAGTTAAATAAAAAAGAAGAAAAGGATATTAAAAAAGAAGCTGCTAAAGCAATTTCTAAAACTAAGAAAGCTACTGATTCTGATATACCAAAGAAAAAAATTTGGACAACTAGTGAGATTTCTAAATTAAAACCTCATCAGTTTGAAAAATTTGAAAAAGAGATTGACCTTGCTCGTTTAGAAGGTAGGATTGAACAACGATAACAATCTAACTAAACAATAAGGAGAAGCATTATGGCTTTTACAAGTGCTACTGGGTATAATAACCTTTCGCA